ATAAATTAACTCTGGGCTCATTTTGTCTTACGGTGGTTTCAATATGGTATTTAATATCTTCTGCCGCTATAACATCATTTGGCTCAAATAAAGATCTATAGATATTCGAACCGATTCCAGGCTGGAATAGTCTTTCACCGTAATTTGTCAATATAAGATTACGAACAGACTGTTTGATTGATTGATCATTACGAAGTCTGGCTAATTCTTTAGTGACAGGATGTTTGGAAAAATTTGTAAAGAAGTCTGAAAAAATATCAGGGGTTTTTGTTATTTGTGTTATATTATCTGCTCTTAATGACATTTAATCTATCCTGCAAAGGTGTTTGGTGAACCACCAGTACCATAATCACCACATGAAGCTATATCGCCTGCTCTACAAACTCCAAGACCATTGACAAATACTTTAGATGAGCCAGTAAGCATAAGTGAAGTAGAATGATCGCCGTGTGGATTTACAGTATCACCTATACGAACCACACCAGCCCCATTTACAAAAACATTTGACGAACCTGCTACAATCAATCCACCGGCTGAATCTATATTTTTTCTTAATATATTTGACATATTTATTTAATCATTGAGATGAATTTGTTGACCACTAGCATTAATGATACCTGCTGCGGATATTGTAATATTACCAGCAGATGTTGTGAGAACTATTTCTTCTGCATCAACTACAAATCGTTTGCATTTAAAACGAACTGTGCCATCTGCTTGCATTTCGATTCCACCACCTGCTTTAGTAAACCAGTCTTTGGATAGACCATCAACTTTTACACCCTCGACAGTTTCTACTTTATCACCGAGTATACTGGATTCAGAACTACCTTCAATTCTAGTAGTTCTTCTACCACCGACAACTTCACCGTGATCATTAAGTATTGTTTCTTGATATGATTGGGCAACTGTAAGAACACCATCACCACCAATAGTATTATATCTATTCCCTGAAATTATTTCTTCCATGGAATTTTCAACTGTGCTTTTGAGTGCACCGGCAATTATAATATCTTTGTGTCCATCAATTGTTTCGGTGACACCATCTTTATAATAAAAATATGCTTTGTCTACCGCAACTAGATTTAACTTACCAGTTTCATTTATTTCGACAAATGAACCCTTTGTATGGGCCACACGCAAACTTTCCATTCCTGGTGCGTCATTGATATAAAATTCATGTCCAGATCTAGTAATCGTTGCTTGGTTGTAAGGATACTCTGTATTAAATGATGAATCCGGATTTCTTCTATTATAATCTACATCTGACATTATGAAACTGCCTGTTCTATTCTTTGACCAATACCAACTCTAATATCCCTAAGTCTTCTTGCTAATAACGCCTGTCCTTGGGCAAAATTATCAACCGCTCTTTCCACTAGAGATCCTTCCAGAACTGTTCCTCTCAATGCAGGTCTTATATTTTGTGAAATATTAACAAATAATGCCGCACCTACTAGACCAGCTAATACTGGTGAGACACCTCTTGCTAATGCTTGAACGTTTTGACCTAGATATGCAGCAGCCGCAAAGGTTTGTGCAAAACCTGTGGCACCGATTAATGCTTGTGCTAATACTGCTGGATTAAAACGGCCTGAAAGAAGTGAAGCAGCAATTGCTTCGGAAAAATAATCCTCAACCGCAAACTGCATATGTTCTGCAACCGATCTATATTCTGGAGTTTGAGATCTTACATATACGGTTCTACCTGACACCGGATCCATCCATGAAATATATCCTGGGAATGGATTTTGTTCTGCAACACCATCATAATATCTTCTTACATAATCAGAAGGCGGTGCAGCGACGACAAGAGAATCTATAGGTCTAGGACTATCTGGAGTCAAAACTGCAATTGCAGGTCTTGTAATAATTTTGTCAAATAGAGTTGAAGCAACTTGACTTGAAACTTGAAGTGCACTTTGCACACCACCCAAAACAAAGCCTGTGATATTATTCAAGCTATTTAGAACTTGAGCAAATGCTAGATTGCCTACATCAAATAAGCCTTGATTGATAAGATTGACACCACAGATTTGAATATTTAGTGCATTAAACAAATCTTGAATCTGTTGAATTTGACCTGCAACTTCATTAATGGCTTGTAATACTTTAAATACACCGAGGCGTTGAGCAAGATTCAAGATTGCATTTTGAATTGCTGCAACGATAATATTTCGTATGACTGATGCTGCAGCAGAAACCAAACTAGTAGTAAATGCCAGTAGATCCTTTAGGCTTATCATATTCAAAAGTAAACACGGAAATACAGAACCAATTGAAAGTGGATTTACCGATCTAGATATATCTAGAACATCTCGGCGATCTCTTGGGTTTGCAAAACCTATACTTGGTGTTCTTTGATGACGCATCCCATCTTGTACTGCATACGTAACACGGATACCTTCAACATTTCTAATACTAGCTATTGATTGGCGGCCGGCATCAATATCAGATATTCTATATCTTGGTTGTGTAGAGCCAACTTGTGCATAAGGATTATATGGATGTGGTGTGGAAGCTTGTGCAGGAGAAGGGATACTACCATAAGACCAATCAATCTTTGGTGCACCATTCTCAAATTCACCGGGGATTGGATCACCAGATTTACCAATAGAACCAAGAACTATTGGATACTGATGATCCTCATCTGCCCATAGACCGACAACTTTAGTCCCTTTTACAGCACCAACTGGTGCAGTTCCGATCTTACCAATTGCGGCTGATGTTGCTGGTTGAACTACAAGAGCCCATGGAAGAGCAGAATCTGGAATATTTACTGTATCGTCATGTCTTCCAAAGATTCGTACTTTTAGTCTTCCTGCTTCATGTGGATCCATAACGTCGACGACAGTACCAACCCACCAAGAAATTGTTTCACCTAAATTACGTTCTGTCATTCTACCTTACTTTCATAGTTTACCTTAATGCATTCTATTATGCATGTATACCTAGGTCTTTCAATTAACATTCCGATTCGATGATGGATTCTTGTTATAAGAAATTTACCAGACATTTCAGAATCATCTTTGACTGGTGAAGTAAGACCAGTTCTTGCTGGTATTCTACAATCTATAGTTTGACCAGGTGCTAGAATGGTATCACCTGGTACTCTAAGCTTCATTGAATTTTGAATAAGAGAAGCCATATATGATTCAATTGAAGGTGTTGTCTCTGAAATCTTGGTCACAGATCTTTGTGAGATATCTACTGGGATCACTGATTGTGGTGGATGACGAACACCATCAAAGAATTCACTGATGAATGTCGAAGTCAATTTTGGATCATTATTTGATGTATTTACAATATTTCTTTTTTCTTCTTGTGTTGTAAAATTCAATTGTGATATGGATCTAGGACCACCGTATTTAATCTTATCAATAGAAGATATTTGATTTGGAACTGTATATGCTATAATATTATTGTCTGGTAAAATTCCAAAAATATCAGTATTAATTGCATCTGATTGAGTAAATGATTTTACGGTATTTGAGGCAAACATTTTTTCAAATGTTACAAACTTAAATACTTGTTCATTGTTTTCTCTTGTTTCAAAATAAGTATAAACGGATGATTTATTTTCTCTAGAAATTGATCTTCTCTTGATAGTTGCTATTGCCTTGTATGGAGCATAGCTTGGAATCAGAATATTTTGTGGGATTGCTGTAGGTTCAATATCTATCAGCTGTTTAGTGCTTTTGAGATAATTTGTGTGAATATCCATAATCATTTCGGAGCACAAAGAATTATAATGCTTTTGAATTAAATTTGTCTTTGAGTGCATGATCTCTTTTGAAATGCACTGAAAGGCATACATTTTAGCCTTTTGGGCGCCAACAGATTGCACATCTTTGATTTGATTTAAATGAAAAACAAACGATGCTAATTCACCACCATATGATTTAAATTTAAAATAAACAGTTTCATCACCAGCAATTTGAAGTGTTCTTATAAAATCGGTAGAATCCAAAACCACTATGTCACAGATTGTGCCAGGTGTAAAGACACTTTCATATATTGAGGCCGCAACAAAACTTGATGATAAGTTTAAATTACCTCTTGGTGAAGTTATAAGAAGTGTATCAACTGAAATATCGCCTACTGCATTTGACATTATGCAATTATATCTTTCATATTTTGAGCCATAACATTATAATAAGATTTGTTCATTACTCTAATTGATTTGTTATTTTCATTAATCTCATCTTCATAATCAAAATAACTTACTGGCGACCAGAATGATGCTTCATCTGCAGGAATATTATTAGCAACAAAAGTTTGTTCTGTAAATACCGTATTGGTTCCGGTTTCCTTATTATTGAGAGTTCCAGTCCCTATAAGTTGGATATTATTCATGCATCTGAGAATCACCGCAGTGGAATTGCTTGCCGCAACTTGCCCAGAACCTATAGCCCCACCGGTGTATGTTATATTTACAAGATTATCAGTAGCAAAAGTAGTGCCATTTGCTACTGTATATTTCACCAAGTAGTTTGTATCAACTATCCAATCTACTTTTCTTCTTTTATACTGCAAGGGTGTAATTGAAAGAGTATTTGTACCATAATCTGGCTCATAATATTGCTTTGCACTTGCAGTCAAAGCATTAAAAGTTGATACAGCAATCGGGTCCTGGTTTTCATACCAGTTATTTCTATAGAATTTATATTTTATTTGTGAAAGTTGAACAGATCCATATTTCTTAGCAACAAATGCATTGAAATCTTCACTTTGAAGATACCATTGATAGTATGGATCTATTATTTTATTTGATAAATGTAGAATCCAATCTGAATACTGATCTTGATAGTAGCGATCCGCTATATTATCAGGTCTTTCCCCTTGCTTTATATCATAAAGATAATAAAGGTGTGGATTATTATAGACTGAATCTAGGATTTTAACACTTCTAGTGATATCAACTGCAATGGTGTTTGCATATTGTATCAATGGAAATTTTTCAAAATATTTCTCTGTCATTGAATATTAACTACCTAGCGCCTATTATATTTTCTATAGTCTGTCTAATTGAAGGTGGTAATAGAGCACCAGGATTGCCGCCAGGTGTAGCAGATAGAAAATCATTCTTTGTCCACAATTCAATCTCTTGAAATGTAATGTTAACATTAATAGCGGCCGGGGCAACTGTATTTCTATAAAATGCTGGACCATTTGGTGCATAATTTACACTAAAAGATTCAACTACACATGGTTTAAATTTATACAAATACTTTGTATCAGGATTTAAAAATATTCTAACTATACCGGGATATGTAAAAAATATACTAGCGGTTTTGGAAATACCTGGGAGCATATGGTATTTAAATGTTTCTACAATCTTTCTTAAGATCTCACTTTCAGATTCATTCTTTGGGATAAATGACCAACTGAATTGATGTTTCTTGAAATTTGGATTTTTAAAAAGTATTGTTTGAAATGGGTTTACCGCAACACCAGACATGCTTTGTACTGCCATAAATGCATCATTAGCTATTTGGGCTGGAACAGAAGCCAATGCTGCTATAATACCACCACTTTGTCGACCAAGTGCACTAGCGGTAGCTTGTGCAAATTGTAAAGCCATACCACCTGATGCTTGTTCAAGTGCAGCATTTGCGTTTCCTTCAGCCCATGCATTTGCAAATGCACCAACACCTGGACCTAAATTTTCAGTACTATAAGTTACAGAAAAATTATCCTGTAAATTTCTTGGTATAGGTAGTCTTATTGTACCATTTCTATCCACAGTCTCTGTTGTTACAGTTTCATAAATGGATCTTTTCTTATAATTTTCAAATTTAAATGTAATATAAGGTGTTTCAGGTGTTAAGTTTAAATCTGTTGGAAAAAGCAATGATTCTTGAAAATTTTGCGCATATGTGCCTTGCACTTGTATTGCATCTGCAAATTGTGCTCCGGCAGATCCAGCAGCTAAAAGTGCTATTATTCCTCCTAAAGCCATCTTTCCCTCTATAAATATAGTTATTATTTTCTATTTATCACGGAAATGAGATATAAACAAGGATACTTTAAACCAAAAAATCCAGAAAAATACAAAGGCGATCCAACAAAGATTGTCTATAGATCACAGTGGGAACTTAAGCTGATGATGTATTTGGATCACAAAGTACATGTGCTCTGGTGGAAATCAGAAGAACTTGCAATTCCATATAGATCACCAGTTGATAATAGAATACATCGTTATTTTCCTGATTTCATTGTTGGCTTAATAAATAAAGAAGGCAAACGTGAAACTGTTATGATTGAAGTAAAACCAAAAGCACAAACAAAAGAGCCAACAAAACCACAAAAAGTTTCACGTAAATATATTAATGAAGTATTTACGTACGGTGTCAATAAAGCAAAGTGGCAAGCGGCTGAAAACTATTGTGCTGATCGTGGGTGGAAATTTCAAGTTATGACAGAAGAACATTTAGGGATAAAATAATTGGTTGCGTATATATTTCAACAACTTGCTAAGCAGGGTAAAACACAGGGTATTGATCAAACAATCCGCCAAAAGGATACTCGTACCTGGTTTAGAGAGGCAGCAAAATCCTTAACAAAAGTTGACCGTGATAAATTAGTGCGTGATAGAAAAAATACCGTAACTAAAATTTCATCTGACGATATCGGTAAAATGTTTATGTTTTTTTATGACCCAAAATGGAAAGACGAACTACCATACTATGATGCTTTCCCACTTATATTTGTTATAGAATCATATACTGATGGATTCCTAGGAATAAATCTTCATTATCTCCCACCTATTCTTAGAGCCAAACTTATGGATGCGTTATATTCAATTTCGTCTGACAGTAAATATAATGAAAATACTAAGTTGAATATATCATATCGAACTCTTAAAAGTGCAGCAAGATTCAAATATTTCAAACCTTGTGTAAAGAGATATCTTTTTGCTCACGTTAGAAGTAGATATTTGACTATCGAACCAACTTACTGGGATGCTGCTCTAATGCTCC